AAGCGCCTGGAGCACCTGCTGAATGTGTCGGTGAAAGTCGCCGCCGGTACGCCGCCGATTGAGTTCGAAAAGCAGCAGTACACCTGGATCCTCCAGAACCCTGAACTGGCGGCTATCAAGATCGGCGAACAGCTGGCCATCGCTCAGGTGCAAGACCAGCTCAACGCCGGTATCCGCGCCCTGGTGGCGGCAACGTCGGGCAACGCGGCGGTGGTGCACGATGGCACGGCTGCAACTCCAACGTTCCGCGTTCTGAACAAGGGTTCCGCGCTGTTTGGCGATCGCGCCGGCTCGCTTCGCGCCTGGTTGCTGCACTCCACCGTGCTGCACTCGCTGTACGACAACGCGCTGACAAACGCCGAGCAGCTGTTCAGCTTTGGCACCGTCAATGTGATGCGCGATGCCTTCGGTCGCTTGTTTGTGGTGACTGACTCCGACGCGCTGATCAACCCGGGTGCGAGCCCGACCTACAACACCCTTGGCCTGGTCGAGGGTGCGGGCATCGTGCAACCCAATGGCGATTTCCACGCCATTCTGCAGGACACCCCAGGTGGCGAGAACATCAAGACCACCTACCAGGCCGAGTGGACCTACAACGTAGGCCTGAAGGGTTATGCGTGGGACATCGCAGCCGGCGGCAAATCGCCGACCGACGTCGCGCTGGGCACTTCGACCAACTGGGACAAGGTGGCCACCTCCAACAAAGACACCGCCGGCGTTCTCGTCAAAACCAAGTAACCCTGAAGGGCGCCGGGTTCGCTCGGCGCCGGTGAGGCATTCATGATCAAGCAAAAGATTCTGTGGTTTATCCCTGGGGTAGCCACTGCCGAACAGAAGGCTGCGGCCCAGGCCAATGGCCTGACCATTCGTAACCCGCTGGCATATAGCGACGGTGCCGGCCTGGAAGAATGCGACGGTGTCACCGGCATGGCGCCGAAGGCATATGCCGAGAAGTTCGGCGTGACCGACGAGCCTGAAGGTTGTTCGTGGCAGGGCGCCGCTCTGCGTGAAGATGGTCCGACTGTGGCCGAGTTCGTAGCTGCGGGTTACCCGGCAGCGAACTACCCGCCAGAAGGCTACGTGTCGCGCAGCACCGCCCAAGAAATTGCCGACGCGATTGCCGAGCAAGATGCTGACAACAACGCAGACGGCAAGATGCCCATCGCCAAGCTGCGCGAAGTCCTGACCGCAAAAGGTATCGAGTTCGACCCTAAAGCGAAGAAGCCTGACCTGCAGACCCTGCTGGATCAAGCCGAAGTCGCTGAAAAGGTCGTCGAGCTGAAGGTTGCGCTGACCGAAAAAGGCATCACCTTCAATGACGACGCAACCCTGGACGAGCTGAAAGCGCTCCTGCCGGCGGAGTAACCCATGCTGATCATCGAAGACGGTTCCATTGTTCCCGGCGCCGACTCGTTTGTCAGCGCCGCGGACTTTGCGGTCTATGCCGCCAATTACGGCGTGGAGGTGCCAGATGCTGAACCTGCTCAAGAAGCTTTGCTACGTCGTGCCGCTGTTCAGCTTGATGGTCTTCGCTGGGCGGGCGGCCCAGTGTCTGGTGATCAGGCTCTTTCATGGCCTCGATCGGGCGTGGTGCGCAATGGTTTCGCGGTCAAGCTCGATGCGATTCCCGCCCAGGTCAAACAAGCGCAGATGGCTCTGGCGGCTGAGCTTCATGCCGAGGATGTAGCGGCAGCCAAGGTCGTGAAGGGAGCTATCACCAAGGAGGCGGTAGACGGGGCTGTAACTCGCGAGTACGCGGCGCCGGTCGTGAAGACTTCCGTGTCTGCGCGGCCGTGTGTCGCCTTGCTGACCGGTTTCCTTGGAAGCTCAAGCCAGATTGCACTGATCCGAGGGTAGGCCATGGAGTTCTATGACGAAATGGCCGAAACGACCCTCGGGCTGATCTCTGAATTCGGACTGGAGCTGACGCTCAAGCGCACGATTGCTGGGGAGTACGACACCGAAACGGGGCGCGATGGGCCGGATACCGTCGAGACGCAGGCCATCAGGGCGATAGTCAAACCGGCAAGCCAGGGCGCCGTTCAGGCGTTCGATCAGAAGTTTGCTTCTGGAACATTGATCGAATCGAACATCCGCGCGCTCAAGGTTGCCGCGAAGGGATTGCTTTGGGCGCCGGCGCCTGGCGACGCTGTGACCCTTGCCGGCAATGAGTGGCGAGTGATCGGCGTGACGCCCGTTTCCCCCGCCGGTATTGACCTGCTGTATTCCGTCTCGGTGATGCGATGAACAAATATTCCGGCATGAATGGCAGTTTTTCGGCAAGGCTTCAGGCCTTTGCTGATGAAACGAAAGAAGAGGTCAACATGACCTTTCGCGAGATCGTCATCAAGGTTGGAGAGGCGGTGATCAAGCTGTCTCCGGTAGGCAATCCTGAGCTGTGGGCAGAAAACGCCGTGGCGACCCAGTACAACCTTGAGGTGGCGAACCACAATGCCGGGCTGCGTAGCGACCCGGCCAATCTCACAAAGGCCGGTAGGTTGCGTCGCGGACTGAAGGTCAAGGACTCAATGGAGATCAAAAAGGCGTCAGGCTATGTAGGCGGGCGCTTCCGAGGGAACTGGCAACTCACCATTGGTAGTCCGGCCAGTGGGACTCTCGACGATATCGATCCGGGTGGCGCAGAAACCCTCGGCAGAATCATTGCTGGTGTGGGGGATCTGCAAGGCGGTGACGTGGCGTACATCGTCAACAATCTGCCATATGCGATCCCCTTGGAGCATGGTCACTCCGAGCGGCAAGCGCCCAGCGGGATGGTCGGGATCACTGTTGACCGATTCCAGGCCATCGTCGATGCAATCGTCGCGAGCAGGAAAGCCTAATGTCTCACGCCCGAATAAAGAGCGCCTTTGAGGGAGCCCTGAATGCCTTCGCTAAGGCCAAGGGGCTGCTACTGGCCTTGCCAGGCAGGAACTTCACCAGGCCCGACGGCATGTATCTGGCCTGCCACACGATCCCGTCCCAGACAGACAGTCAGACGCTTGCTGGGGATGATCGAATTTACACCGGGATCTTTCAAATCAACGTGGTGTTTCAGGGAGGCAAGGGTACTGGTGCGGGTGATGATATCGCCCTGGAGCTGGTTGACCTCTTTCCTCTCAACGCCACCTTCGGTGCCGTCGGCGTGCAGGTCATGACCCCGGTGGATATTGCTGCACCGATAGTTTCAGACGGTTTGATCAGCATCCCGGTACTGTTCAACTATCGACTCGACACCTAGGGAAGGTGGAGCAATGCAAAAACGTATTCCTCTACCCAACGGGACGACGATCTGGGTCAGCCCGGCCGTTACTCCCGGCACATTCACCCCGCCTGGCCCGACCGACGCAAGCTGGATTGAAGTGCAGAAGGTCACCGCGCTGACCCATTCGGGCGGGGATGAAAAGTTTTCAACCTTCAGCCCGCTCGCCAGTTACGAAGACGTGCGCAGCCCATCTGGACGCAACCCGATGGATATCCAGTTGAGTTTTGAGGATGCGCCAGATTCTGCCTACGCGGCAGCAATCGCGCAGGGCAGGGATGCCCGGGCGGCGCTGGCATGGAAGTTCAAGCTGCCTGGCGGCCTGACCAATATCGTTTTCGCCGGCTATGCAAGCGGCGCAATGCTCCCGGTCCTTGACCGCAACCAGCTCATGACCATCGCCATCAGCATTGCCGTAATCGGCACGCCGAAACGCATCACCGCCTGACCCGTTCCGCCCAGCAAACCCCATACCCGCAAGCGCGGGCACTCGTTTACATCAAGAGGTAATACCCCCATGGCTACTCGTATTGCGCTGCCGAACGGCGCGACTATGGAACTCGCAGTCAGCTTTTCTACTGCAAAACTGATCACCGCCATCAGTAACGCGAATCCCGCTGTAGCGAGCGCTACAGGTAACGGCCTGGCCGATGGCGACATCGTTCTTCTCCAGTCGAGCTGGGGTAAGCTGGATGGCCGCGCTGTTCGCGTTGCCGATGCTGCCACCGACAATTTCGCTCTGGAAGGCATCAGCACGCTGAACGCCGATTTCTACACTGCAGGCGGCGGCGCTGGCAGCTTCCAGTCAGCAGCAAGCTGGGTCGAAATCACCAAGATTACGGGCGCGTCACTGACTGGCGGCGAGCAGCAATTTCTGACTGTTGGCTACCTGTCGGATGACGACGACCGCCAATACCCGACCAACCGCAACCCTATGAGCATGGCGCTGACGGTTGAAGACCAGCCGACTGCTGCGTACGTGCCGGTTGCCGAAGGCTACACCGACAACAAAACCCAGACGGTGCTGCGCCTGAATCTGCCCAACGGCGACAAGATTCTCTACCCGGGCTTCTGCACTATCACCGACACCCCGACCCTGGAACGAAACGCACTGATGACCCGCACAGTGAACTTCGCTCTTTCCGGCCGACCTGCTCGCTACGTCAAAGCCGCGTAATACGCGGCTACACCCATTCTCGCGTAACCCACGCTACCACCTCTCGCACCAGGAGCCTCACCCATGGCCAAGATTTCCATCAAGCAGAACCCAACCTTCAAACTCGACGTTGAAATCCCGCGCATCGGCGACAAGCCGGTCAAGGTGCCTTTCGTGTTCGCCTACCGCGACCGCGATGAGCTTTCCGAATTCGCCGACAACGGAATCCAGCACGGCAAAGAAGTGCGCGAGCTGATTGAAAAGGAATGCACCGTTCGCGAGCTCTCCAGCAAAGCTGAAGAGTTCCAGACCAGTCAGCTC